GTTTCCCAGTCACGATCCAATAGTGACGGGCGAATCTGTATTTGGTTCTGCTACAGCGGCATCCCCAGCGGTAGCCTGATATGGGTAAGTTTGTGCCAGAGGTAGCTGCTATTGGAGCGGCTATCTTGTTAAGCGCATTTATCCTATGGGCTTTGTCAGGATGTGCTACACAATTCGACCCATGTACTGAGCCAAGGTCGCTTATATCTGGCGACCCGCTTCCCATGTGTTTTATAGATTGTACTGCCACGGTATCGGCAACGAATAGCGAGGGCAGTAACATAGCAGCGGGACAATCTGGGCAGGTTAGCGTCCAGCGTAATCAGTCTCCTGCAACAACAAGCTCGACCCATAAGGAGACGAGCAATACTACCACTACTAACTAAAGGTGCAAATATGAGAGAAGTTGCTGATTTTGATACAGATTTTGAAAATGCAGAGGATACCAAGGGATTGTATGTGCGTTTTTACATGCACCCTGTACAGAATGATGCTCTTACGTTAGAGAATGGTCGTCCGATTTATGACGATGTGGAGTTTATCGAGATTGTTGTTGCGGGTGCGCCTACCAACATTGTGCGCCGTCCTGTTGAGGAAACCGATAAGCGCAGGTTTGCCAAGTCTTATAGTTTATTCAAGGCCGGTGATCTTGAGCAGAATGTAGGCACGCCACTGTCCGAGATTGCTTGGGTAACCGCATCGCAGCGCGAGGAATTGGCGTATATGCGTATCCGCACTGTTGAGCAGCTTGCTGATATGCCGGATGCCGCTTGCACAAAAATACCTGGCACTTATGAATTAAAGCGCAAAGCTGCTGACTGGATAAAGCGAGCTGCCAATGATGCGCCTTTTGAAATAATGAGAAAGGAAAACGAGGACTTGAAGGCGCGTCTTGCAGCCCTTGAGGAATCAATGGCATCAGCCAAGCCAGATAAAGGAAAGAAGTGATCATGTTTGGGGGTGTTGCCCCAGCCGCGACAGGCTGCACCCCTAGCGCGGTATTTTAGGAGATGGCTTTATGACGACGTATGCAACGGCTGGCGATATTGTCAATTCTGCGTTGCAAGAGCTTGGCATGGGTGTCGTAAACCTTAACGCCGCTGCCAATGACGCTACGGGCTATCAGATGATAGGGCTACTAAACTCGCTCGGGCAGGAATTGCTAAGGGCGCATGATTGGCAGCTATTTATGACCACAATGACATTTTACGGGGACGGCGTTACAGATACTTTCCCGCTGCCTGATAACTTTGGGCGGCAAGTCAATCAAACGCAATGGTCTGTTTCAAATAATCGCCCTCTGATTGGCTCACAAAGCCCTCAGATATGGTCGTGGAACCAGTCCGGGATTGTGAGTGCTGGCATACTTTTCCAATACACCATACAGAATAATACATACAAAGTATTCCCTGTTCCCGGTGTTGGGGAGGAGTTTGCCCTGTATTACATTAATAAAGGCTGGGTGCAGAATCCTGATGATTACCTTGATATTCGTGACAAGGTGCCAGCCCCTAACTGGAAAGTGCTATTCAATGAGCGATTGATGATTGCAGGGCTGAAGCTCAAGTTTTGGGCAGCAAAGGGATTTGATACTACTATCTTGCAGCGCGAGTTCGACTTTCTGTTAGCTAATGAGAAAGCTACCACTGCTGGCGCTCCGGTAATAAATCTGGCGGGCGGCTATGACAATACGCTTATCGGTTGGGGCAATATCCTGGACGGGAATTGGAATCAATGACTATTCTCTCTCGTGGTGTACAGCGCAGGGTTTGTCAGATGACAAGCACAGGCGCTCCTACGCGCGGGATAAATGACCTTGATCCATTGCCTAACATGCCAGAAGGTTTTGCTATTTCAAGCGTTAATATGTTTCCAGGCAATGCCGCCATGCAGGTAAGGGCTGGTACCAGAAAATGGGCAGAGGGTATATCTGTGCCTGTTGAGCGCCTTTTTGTGTATAACAAGGCTGACGGTTCACAAGAGTTTTTTGCTGCGACCCGTAACGGCATATACGACATTACGCAGCCAAGCGTAGTAAACGGGGTTTATACCGCTCCTGTGCTTGTACATCCTATGACCAATGGGATCGTATCTACTACACAATTTGCTAATACTGGCGGTAATTATCTCATAGTAGCCAATGGCATTGATCCGGTTGCTATTTATGATGGCGGTGTGTGGGGCAGTTTCACACAGACAGGCACGCCATCTGCCAGCCCTCCACTGGGCGAGATTCAAGGTGTTGACCCATCATTGCTTGAGAGCGTTATAGCGTTCAAAGGGCGACTATGGTTTACACAGAAAAACTCTATGAGTGCATGGTATCTTGATACGGATTCTGTAGCCGGACAAGCGCACGAGTTTCTGTTTGGCGGTGTTTTCGGACGCGGTGGCTATCTGTTTGAGCTGGCTACTTGGTCACTGGATAGTGGTAGCGGCATGGATGATAACCTGATTGTCAGGACTTCTGCTGGTGAGGTGGCTGTTTATCAGGGTACTGATCCTGATGACATTACTACATTTAGTCTTGTATCTGTTTTCTTTGTATCGCAACCGGTTGGGAAAGTGTCATACACAGACCTCGGTGGTGACTGCATCATGCTGTGCAAGGCTGGCATTATTCCTATATCAAAAGTCGTGCAGGGTGTTGCAACCGAATCGCTTTATGAGAGTTCGCTGTCGAAGAATATCTGCCGGACACTGACAAGTATTGTCAATTCACCATCATTCAATACCGATTGGGAAATACATAATTTGCCATCGCTACAGGCTATGGTGATCGTGATTCCTGCTGTTAATGACCGACCTGCCGTTCAGTATGTTATGAATGTGCTCACAGGCGCATGGGGCGAGTATAGCTTGCCTGCGAATTGCATCGGCATTTACAAGGGCGTAGTTTATTTTGGTACAAAAGATGGCAAGGTATTTTCCCACAATAACCTGGACCCTTCCAGAGATAATGTAGACTATGATGGAAGAGGCGGCACGCCAATAGTCAGCAATTTTCTGACCGCATTTTCTTATTTCGGTGATCCGACCACATTAAAACATTTCAAGCTGATAAGACCTATCATTCAGTCACGGATTGAGCCGACTATCAGGGTGTCATTAGCGCTTGATTTTGAGCTTGGCGACAATACGACATTCAATACGCCTGTATTGGCTCCGCAGGATACCTCTGACTGGGATAGCGCATTGTGGGACGAGGGAATCTGGGGCAGCGAGACAACCATTTACAGGCCGTGGGCTACTGTGATAGGGCTAGGGTTTTGTGCTGCTGTCAGAGTACAATTGACCACTGTTGAGGCGACAAGTTTTGTGGCTTATGAATTATCTTTTGAGTCTGGTGGTGCTATATGAGTGTTCATCCGCAAGAATACGCGACCTTTGATATTTATTTTGCGTCGGTTGTATCAATGCAACATCATCCCGGCGCAGGAACAAAAGAGCATAAAGCATTGAGCATTGAAGAATGTAGGGACGTAGCGCTAGAGATGCTACGAGTACGGGCAGAAACTTTAGGGTATAAGGGGGTTTAGTATGGCGTGGATAGGGCCAGTGATAAGTGGTGTGATAAATCTTGTTGGTGGCTCGCTAGGCTCCAAAGGCGGTGGCGGCGGTGGCGGAGATGCTGGCGCTGCGATCTGGCAGCAGCAGCAGCAGCAGGCTGCGATTGATAAGCAGAATAAGTTTAATAACCCTGACCTTATCAGCAATCAGGGAACAGTTAGGCGGCGTTGGGTAAAACCTGTCACGGCACAAAAAGCGCGTCCTGCCAAGTATGACAAAAATGGTAACCTGATACGACCAGCACGGGGAGCTGTTAAAGCACAAGCAGGTCATTGGGAAGTCACGGAAGAATTGCGCCCTGAGATGAAGGCTACCCAAGACGCGGCTATGAAAGCGCAGCAGGCCGCTGCTGAAAAAGCGGCTGCTCAAGGTGATTTTGTGCCGACTGAGCAGGTCAAATGGGAAGATGACGGCTCACAACAAGAGTACGCCGACAAGTTCCGAGAGCGTGCTATGTTTGGCGTTGAAGATCAGCAGCGCAGTGATATGGAGCGATTCAATACGCGCCTTCGTCAACAAGGATTACAGCCTGGTACTGCTGCCTATGATCGCGCAATGAAAAACCTGATGACTAGCCAAGGTGATGTATCCACCAAGGCTAGTCTTGATGCGTGGCTTGCTTCCAGCGCGGAAAGACGCGCAAATACAGCGACGAGGGCTGCGTTGCAAAATCAGAATTACGGGCAGGATCGCGAAATCTACGGGATGCCATTAGAGCGTGCGATGGGTTTTGGCGCATTGAATCAGGGAACCTATGGGCGATACCCCTCTTCTGGTATTACAAGTGATAACGCAGGTGCGCCTGATATTTTAGGCGCTTATAATGCCAGTCAGGACAGGGCGCAAGCTGAACGCAATGCTAAAAGTGCAGCATGGGGAGAGGCTTTCAAAGGCATTACAAAAGCTGTTGGAGATTATTATGCAACAAAAGATAAAAGTACCACATAGGAGTGATGTATGAATAGATACGTTAATGTTTTACGCGGGAATACTAATCCAATGCCTTCTGGATCAGGCACTAGGGCTGCTATTCCTCGCGCTATGTATCCTGTCAAGACGCAAGATGCTACGGCTTCTGCTATTCCTAGCACTATGTATCCTGTTGAGACAAGACCGGGATTCGGCGCTGTTATCCCTCGCACTATGTACGCTAGATAGGTGATTTATGGCTTATGATGATTCTATTGGTATAGCTATTCGCAACAGGAGACTAGCTGATGCTTTGCGGGAAAGGCAGGCAGCCGCACGCGCTCGCTATAGACCCTCATCAGCCACTATAACCACAGAAACAGGCGGCAGGGTTCCGATTGTTAATGTCAATTACGCTGGCATAATCAATGATGCGCTTGAAAACTATCAGCAAACCAAACGCGATACAGAGATAGAAGCTGCTGATGAGCAGGCAGCGCAATCAAGACGCGCCGCTATCAATGATGCACTGGCTAGTGGGGACATTACGCCGTCAAAGATGCTGGATCTTAATGAAGCCGGTATTGATGCGCGGTTGCTAAAGCAGATGATGCCAGAAAGCAATACCTTGGGCGCTTCTGGATCGTGACTGGGAAAC